TTATGAAAGTCGGGGAACAATTATATGACCCACTAGTTGGTGGTTCCCAGAAATGGGATACTGACAAATGGGCCGGTGTACCACTCAGGTACATCCAACTATTCACTGATTACTTTATGAATAAATTGCCCGAAGTAGAACCACGGGTTCTTACGGATCACGAAATGATTAACGGAATTGGTAACATGGGAAAACTGAAAATGTCAACTTCACCAGGTTACTACGCACGGTGGTTTAATGATGGGAAGAGAGAAATCTTCGATGCATTGCCACAAAGGTACGACGAAAGCGGGCAGGCCTTGCCCTTGGAATACGAATTTTCAGAAAAGGCCAAAACTACTATAATTGAACACGGATTGACTTTTCCCGAGATACTCAAGAAGAAGGAGGATATGATGAAGGAATTAAAATTACCTAGCTTTCCATTTATTTGCACGTTGAAGGATGAACTGCGGCCAAAAGCTAAGGTTGAAATTGGAAAGACGCGGGTATTTGAACAATCTTCTCTGGACTTTGTTATGCTTTGTAGAAAATACATGGGTCATTTTATTGACATGTATAGAACTCACGCTGGATTTACTTTGTATCACGGAATTGGACGAGAGCCAGAAAGTGTTTGGCACAAATATGCACATACAATATTCTCTAATTCAACTTATGGACATGCTTTTGATTACAAAAATTTTGACGGATCATTACCAAAAGAATGCTTTACATTCTTTCATAACATTATTAAGGAATATTATAAGGATGCGCCACGAGAAGATAACAATGTTCGTGAGTGTTTATGTGTGTCAATGCAAAATGCTATTCACATTATGGGAGGATTCTCTTTCGAGAGCACACAAGGAAATAAATCAGGGAACGCCTTTACTGACGTTTTTAACTCAATTGCTAATACCTTTCTAATTTGGGTTACATTCATTTCATGGCAAATTGTCGTCAAGGGACAACAAGCCAACCTTAGTGCTTTTGATGCTGGAATCAAAATGTTAACATACGGAGATGACGTGGTCATGTCTATCCGTAAACGACTTTTAGATGATGGATATGATGGAAAACATATTCAGCAATGTTTAGAAGCACTGGGGGTGACTATCACTTCCGCAAATAAGACGAGTGAGATCGAGAAATATATAACTTTTGAAGAGATGACATACCTTAAAAGACCATTTGTTTGGGACGAGGAGTATAGATTCTGGCGATCACCACTTCCTGTCTCAGATATACTGAAGGAGCTTAAATATCGGCCCAAAACGGCTAAGAATAATACTAGTGACCTACATGATAGATTAGAAAACGCTCAGCGTTATTTAGTTGGACACCCTAAGGATTGTTTCCGCAAAGTGTGTAAAAATCTTAGACAGAGGTCTAAGTTGCACAATTTATTCGAAGGCGGAACATTCGGTATCAGCTATGACGCTTTGAGCGCCGACATAAGACTTAAACAA